AGGCCGTGGCATGGATGGACTACGATGATGTTAAGCAGCTTATTTTTTTGCACATTTTCAAAAAGTGGCACATGTATGACCCCTCAAAGCCTATTGGGCCTTGGGCGAATAGAATCATCACGAATCAAATTCGAAACCTCTTAAGAAATAACTACAAGAACTTTGCAAGACCATGCTTGCATTGTCCGCATAATGCGGGAGGCGAGGACTGCTTGATTACCAAATCAAGAACACAGGACGAATCCTGCGCCCTGTATAGCAAGTGGGCCCAAAAGAAGAAGCAGGGGTACAATATGAAACTCCCCGTATCCCTAGAGGGGCATGTCCATGAATTGGAGCCAAACGATAAGGAATACACCGACCTAGAGCGGTTGATGGGGAAGGTGAACGAGAGAATGAGAGAAAGGCTGTCTGAGAGGTATTATTCCGCTTATTTGATGATGTGTGTAAAGTCTTGTTCCGACGAGGAGGTCGCACAATTTATGGGATACAAGTCTAGCGAGAAAAACAGAAAAGCAGGATACAAACAAATCAAGAATCTGAAAGAGACGTTCAGGCAACACGTTATTGATATCTTGAAATCTGAGGATATTATAGTCTGATGAAGCTGACAATGGAACAAAAGCGGGAAATTGAGGCCGCATTTCATAAGCACCCCGATTTGATAAAAATAACAAGGGAGGTCTTCGGTGACGAAACCCTGAAGGGTTCTAGCAAGGAAGGAAAGGCCGTCAGGGATTATTTGTTGGAAAAGGGCCTTCGATATAAGACAACAAAACACAAGAAGGTTGAACCTGTCAGTCTTTCGGACGAGCAGAAAGAAGAGGTGGAAGAAAAAGCGGAACAGGGCGTTAGTAGCTATCAAATCGCCAGAGTTTTGTTCCCAGACCGAGAGGTTAAGAAGTTGGGAATGGAGCAACGGGCGGTAATGGCTCACCTTAAATCAATCAATCCTGATTTGGATGGCCCGAAAGCTGGCGCAATATCAGAATATTCCGCTCCTAATGCTCCTAGCAGAATCGTAATGAAGATTAATCAGGCCACGGGGGGAGAGATAGACCATAAAAAGATGCCCCGACAAATTGAAGCCTGCGTCCAAAAGCTTGGGGTTCGATTGAATAATTCCAGATTTTTGGCAATCATCAACAACTACGAAGACATTAAAAAGAGGGAGTTGTTTGAGCAGGAATTCATTCGATTGACTTGGGATAAGCCCGATTTGACCGCAGACGAAGTTAATCTCTATATGAATGTGTGCAAGGAATACATTCATATGGAGATTATATCGAAGCATTTAGAAAAGCTAAACAAGGAATTTGAAAGCATAGAAAACCAAACGGACATGACCATGCGTCTGTCCGAACTAATCAAGACGAAGAGCGACGAATATCATAAGTGTGAGAATAGAATCGCGAGCTTGACAACCACCCTTCAGGGCAAGCGTGGCGAAAGAATGAAGAGACAGCATAGGGACAATGCTTCAATTCTCGCGGTTGTGCAGATGTTTCAAGACGAAAAGGAAAGAAAAAATATGATTCGTATCGCCCAGATTCAGAAAGAAGCTATCGCTGGAGAGGCGGACAGACTTGAGAATATGGATGTCATGATGGCGAGAATTTTAGGAGTGGAAAAAGATGACCTTATTTAGGTGCAAAGAATGTGGAGAGGAATTCGAAACAGAAAAAAGCCTGCACGGACACTTGAAGAAACACAAGGTCACCGTTCAGGAGTATTACCTTAAGCATTTCCCAAGGTTTGACCTATACTCTCATGATGCAATAAAATTCAAGACCCCGAAACAATATTTGTCTACGGATTTCAATACCGCTTCAAATTTCAAGAAGTGGTGTCTGAAAGAGAACGAAGACGTTGTTAGGGCATACCTTGTTGATAAAATGAAAGAAAAGATTAAGGAGAAGTCTTCTCCGGTTGTCATGGGACAAGCTCAATTAAAGTCTTATGGATGGCCTGATGTATCAGACATAAAGGCCCTGTTCGGTTCTTTCAAGAATTTCTGCGATACGGTAGGCTATCCTCCTCAGTTTGGATTTGATATCCCCAAAAAGTTTTATGAAGACCATACCGACAAGGAGGTTTGGGTGGATACAAGGGAGCAAAAACCCCTGAAATTTATCAACCCAACACGAGAGGTCAAGCTGGATAGTGGTGATTATACTTTTGGTGGGAATGATTTTTCACACACCTTTGTGGACAGAAAGTCTGCGGCTGATTTTATCGGGACGTTTTCAGGGAGTACAGAGAGATTCAAGAAGGAGATAGAGAGATGTTGCTCCGTTGGGGGATATTTGTTCGTTGTTGTGGATGCAACAATGAAAGGGGTGGCCAAGGAGCTTATGTTTTCTCGTTCAAAGGTAAACATCCATCATCTGTGGCATAATATGCGGGAAATTTTAAATGAGTTTCCGGGGGATTGTCAGTTTGTGTTTAGTGGAGGAAGAACCAATAGTGCTTGGATTATTCCTAAAATACTTGCTTGCGGGAAAGACCTTTGGAAGGTCGATGTCCAATATTTTCTTGAAAGGGATGACGAATGGCTTGGGAAGTAGGACAACAGACTCGTAGAAAAGCCAATAGGGATTTAAATGAAAAACTATTGCAGATTGATGGCTTCTTGGAGGAGAAGGAGGCCAAGCTATTGCTTTACGAATTCTTGAAGGAGAACGTCACGTTCACTACAAAGATGTTAATGGGGGTGGACCTGTTTCCTTTCCAGCACATGAGCATTAAGGGTATGATGCTTGCGGATTATTTCATGGGGATTTGGGCCCGTGGCCTATCAAAGTCATTCTCAACGGGTATCTTCGCGGCCCTATACGCCATTATGGAGCAGGGGGTGAGCATTGGCATCATCAGCAAGTCGTTTCGTCAGGCTAAGATGATTTTCTCAAAAATTGAGGATATCGCTGGCGACCCGAAGGCCACTTTTTTCTCTCAAGCCATAACTAATGTGAGGAAAAGTAGCGATGAATGGGTTATGCACATCGGGAAAAGCACTATTCGAGCCCTGCCTCTGGGCGATGGCGAAAAATTGCGCGGTTTTCGTTTCCATGTGATGATTATCGACGAGTTATTGCTGATGCCAGAAAAGATTATCAACGAAGTCATCATTCCCTTCTTGGGCGTAGTTCAAAACCCTACGGAAAGAAAAAAGGTGAGAGAGGCAGAAGAGGCGCTGGTGAGAATGGGGAAATTGAAACCGGAAGATATGACCGTGTTCCCGAACAATAAACTTATTGGTCTTTCTTCTGCATCTTACAAATTTGAATATCTCTATAAGCTATATTGCGACTACGAAAGACTTATATTGAATCCGGAGTCAGCGTCTTCCTTATTTGATTCCGAGGACGATAGGAAACAAAAGAAAAAACAAGCCTTTCGAATTATTACTCACTTTGCTTACGATATCGCCCCCAGAGATTTGTATGACGAAAACTTGCTGGAGCACGCCAAGTCTACCATGTCGATTTCTCAGTTCGAAAGAGAATTCGGGGCGAAGTTTACGGATGATTCGAGCGGATATTTCAAGATAAGCAGGATGAAAGCCTGTTCTATTGAGGATGGGGAGGGACAAAGCGTGGAAATTCGTGGAGAAGCTGGAGCAGAGTATATTCTTGCCGTGGACCCTTCTTGGTCGGAAAGTGATAGTTCTGACGACTTTGCTATGCAAATTTTGAAGCTAGAGCCAGACAGGGAGGGCGCGGTTGTCGTCCACAGTTACGCCATGAGCGGGACAAACCTGAAAAAGCATATCGCCTATATGTTGTATGTCTTGGACAATTTCAATATCGTCTCAATCGTTATGGACTATAATGGCGGTCAACAGTTTTTAAGTTCAATAAACGAAAGCGCTGAGTTTGCTGAAAGAGGGATAAAAATCAAAACCATCGAGGCCGACTTGGATAACCCGCAGGAATACAACAAGGCCCTTATGGAGGCCCGCAGGCAATACAACTTGAAGGACTATAGGATTTGTATCCTAAGAAAGCCAAGCTCAAATTGGATTCGTAACGCGAATGAATCCTTGCAGGCAGCCTTCGACCATAAGAGGATTCTTTTTGCTGGTATGGCCTTGGATACAAAAAATGGGCCGCAACACTATATTCAACAGATTTCCAGCCCCATAGACATTAGCGGGATTTCGTTCTGCGGAGAGGAGTACGAGATTAAGGGACAAGACAATCGGGGCAGGATGATTGATTTTCTGGAGATTCAGAAGGAAAACATAGAGCTTACAAAGTCACAATGCGCCCTTATTGAGGTTACGACATCTCCGCAGGGGACTCAGAGTTTCGACCTGCCGAGAGAATTAAGAAGTCAAACGGGGCGCAATAAAACCCGCAAAGACTCTTATTCTGCACTGGTTTTAGGGAACTGGATGATGGGAACCCATTATGACATGATGAAAGTGAAGGCGGAGATGCCCAGATTCCGCCCTCGTTTCATAAAGTAACTTTAAAGTGAAAAAAGTAGACTTTCCGTGTATAATATGGTATGGCAAAACGCACATACACAAAGCGAGACGAAGCTTATTGGTCGCAATTTGGTAAAGACAGGTCAGGTGGCACGATGCAGACTTCCATGGCGGCATACGCCCCTCCGGCCCTGCTGAGAGCAGAAGCTCGCTTCTCTTCTGGGGAAGGGAGAACAACTCGGCGCAGAAATCAGTCATCCAAAACAATTTTGGATGATAGATATAGCAATATCGCAGAAGGGATGCTCCCGTGGGAACATTCCAGCGACGGAATCAGCGTAAGGGAGGCTATTGAATTGTGTCAAAAGGCTTATGCTAACATTGCTTTGTTTAGAAATGTTATCGACATGATGTCGGAATTTTCGAACAACGAAATTTATTTCGAAGGAGGAACGAAAGAATCAAAGAAATTTTTCTCTGCTTGGTTGAAGAAAATCAATATTTGGAATCTTTCTGACCAATATTTCAGGGAATACTTCAGGGGCGGCAACGTCTTTTTGTGGAGGGTAGACGGAAAGTTTCAAGAAAAGGACTTTCTAAACATGGTTAGTAAGCGTGGAGCAAAGGAGAATACTATACCCCTAAAGTATATTCTTTTAAACCCGCGAGAAATCTCCGCCAAACACGTTTCCTCATATGATGGAGAGTCATACGAAAAGGTATTATCTCAATACGACCTTAAAAGGTTGGCAACGTCAACCCATCCGGAGGACAAAAAGTTGTTTGAGTCGTTGCCGCCCCAAACTAAAGACCAAATTAAAAGGGGCTACTATCAAGGGGATGGAATCCATGTGAAGCTCGACCCATCCAAGTTGTATTTCAGTTTCTACAAGAAACAAGATTACGAGGCTTTTGCTATTCCATTCGGGTTTCCAGTTTTAGCGGACTTGAATATGAAGCAGGAGTTTAAAAACATGGACGCCTCTATAATGAGAACCGTTCAGGATGTTATTCTTCTCGTAACGAATGGAGCCAAGCCAGATGATGGGGGCATTAATCCTCAGACCATTGGGGACTTGCAGGCCCTGTTTGGAAATGAAACAACGGGGAGAGTCCTTGTTGCCGACTACACAACTAAGGGAGAATTCATTATTCCGGACCTCAAGAAGGTGCTGGGCAAGGAAAAATACGAAGTTCTTAATCAAGACATTAAGGACGGTCTCCAGAATATTATGCTCGCGGATGACGCGCACGCTACCGCCGACGTTAAGGTTAAAATCTTTCTCGACCGATTGAGGGAGGCTCGCCAGCAGTTCTTGAATGATTTTCTGCAAAAGGAAATTGACAGAATTTCAGAGGGGCTGAATTTTAGAAAGGCCCCTATTGCCAAGTTCAAGGAAATCGACATGAAGGACGACCTTCAGCTTATGAGGGTCGGAACAAGGCTTATGGAGTTATCTATTCTTACTCCGGAGCAGGGAATGGACTTCTTGAGACGAGGAGAACTTCCTTCTTCCGAAGAGTTGAGTGAAGCGCAAGAGGAGTACATCAAGAAAAGAAAGAAGGGATACTTCAACCCAATGGTTGGCGGCGTTCCGACTTTTTCTCCTCCTATTGATAAGAACGCCCAGCAAAAGGCCGCAGCCGTTCCG